CGGGGAGGCGGAGGTTGCCCGCCTGCGCGAGTTTGTTGGCGCCGAAGGGCTGGCGTATGGCTATGGCCTGCGGGAGTTGATGAACCGGCAGGGAAAGCTGCTGGCCCGTGTGTATGAGGAGCGGGAGGGGGTTCCCTTCCCCGCGGTGGAGAATTATTTCCGGGCCGTGTTCCGGGCGGACCACAAGCTTGATACGAAGGCGTCCTTCGGTGAGCAGACGAATGCCGTGGCCGGCGGGGCGAAGTACGGGATGCTGATTCCCAGGCGGAAGCACAATCTGCATCTGGCGTGGAATATGGATTGCGAGGCCGTGTTCCAGGCAGCGAGCGCCGAGGTAGAGAATTATATTTGCACGGCGGATATTACTTCCCGCTGGCGCGGCATTCTGGCGGACAAGGAGGCGGCAGCGTCCCTGAAGGAGCACATGGGACGCCACGGGATTGATTCGCTGCGGCATTGGCTGGACGTGATTGATGGAGCCGGAGTGATGGAAGGGGGAGCCCTGCTGGCCGGGGCCCAGGCGACGAGCCGCTTTCAGAGCGCCAAGGCGGTGGCCTTACTGTCCTGGAACGTGCTGACAATGCTCAAGCAGACCAGCGGCCTGATGCACGGGATGTTTGCCGGGGAGGTGGGCATGGGGAGTTTCCTGCTGCACCTGGGGCAGACGATGTCCATGACCGGACACATGGGAGTGATGGAGATGATGAAGACGGAGGCTTTCCGGGTGAGAACCAATGACGCGCAGGCGGAGCTGGTGAGCCAGTTGATGGGGTATGCTTCCGACCAGAATTACACCGGAGCGATTCGGTTTTCCATGGCTGGCATGAGGGCTATTGAGAAGATGGACGTGTGGAGCAATGCCGTGTCCATGGCTGCCCTGTATAATGCAAAGTGGGCCGAGCTGGAGGAGGCCGGCAGAAGGACCGGCGCCCCGATGACGGAGGACGAGATGCACGCCCTGTGCATGCAGAGCGTGACCAGGGCGCTGGAGCTGGTGGCCCAGCCGCTGACGCAAAGCCAGAAGAGCATGCTGGGGACTTCCACGAGCCAGTTTGCGAAGATGGCCTGTTTCATGAGTTCCGAGGTGCTGAATAAGGTCGGGATGATCGTCTCCCATGTGAGCGCCGGGAATTGGGGGCAGGCTCTTGCTCTATATGGTGTGATGTCCGTTGCCGAACAGACGGTGATTGCCCTGTGGCATGCCCTGCTGGATGACGAGGACGAGTGGGAGAAGAACGGAGGATGGTTTGGTGCCATGCTGGGGGCTCCCGTTGCCATGATTGGTGGCGTGCCGATGCTGGGCGCGGCGGTGGAGTTTGGCTACAAGCAGGCGACTGGCCAGCGCATTTACGTGGGCACCGCATCCGGAGTGATTGATTATTCCGCGATTCACCGGGCGGCCAGGAATACGTGGAAGACTGTCACCGGAGACAAGAAGATGACGTTTGCCGATTGGGCGGAATTGATTCTGCTGGATGCCAAGGCAGCCGCCTATGTGGCCGGAGCGGGCACCGGGAGCCGAAACAAGGCGGTTGATTCCGTGGCCTCCTGGCTACTGTCCGTGGCTGGAGTGGCGAATTTATCCAAACCTGGGTTCAAGTTGGCGGAATAAGATTGAATATTAAGGAGTGTACGGTGTATGTAGAGTTTACCATGCGCGCTTTGCTCTACACTTTTTCCATACTTTTTACTACTTTATCCCACGGAATAGATCGTCCTTTGACAGACTTTTTCCCACTGGCGCAGGATGCGAAGCATTCCAGATTGCTGCCCGATTCCCTTGACCATTTACAGGAGAATGCCGCTTCCCCTTCCTTGCAGGATTGGGGACAGGCGCCGAGTTCTCGGAAGCTTCCGGAGTTCAGGCCCGATGAAAGCCGCCTGAAGGTATTTTCAGCATTGGCCCTGGGGGATGCCGCCGATGAGGAAGCCAGAAAGCTGGTGAAGGCGGAAGGCTACCAAGCCCCAGCCACGCCTGACGAAGAATATGATTTAGGAATAGGCGTATTCACTGCTTTATTTGGAGTAGAGAACATTAAATATCCATGGCTTTATTGGAAGGGCCAAGGAAAGGAAGCTCCTATATTCAATAACTCTAAAGAAATTTTTCGTGCTGTTTGGAATGACTTTTCAAACAAAGTGCGAAATGCTCACAAAAGACGTATTAATGATGTATGGAGGCGTATTAAGCAAGAAAAGTACAATACGGAATCTCCTTCTGAAGCTCTTATGTTGCATTTTAAAAGTGTCGTGAAGAATAACCCTGGGCAGGCATGGCTGGATATTCAGTCTGGCGCATATCGCCAATTTGGAAGCACTTTCAAGGAGAAAGCAATTCGTGAAATAGTTACAGAAATAAAATATCATATTAAAACTGATGAAAAGAAGAAAGCCATGCTTGACGCAGTAGCTTTAGACGCTCTAAAGCCACGCAATCTATGGAAAGATGAAACAAAATTCTTTGAAAAGCATCGAGATGTTGCAGGCGTTTTTGTAGTTAAAGTTATACTTGGAGATAAATTTTTAGACTATCCTTATTGCTATTGGATTATGCAGGCGAAACCTATTCCTGAATATGAAACAACATATCACGCACTGGCTGATATATGGGAAGATTATAAGCAACAAGTACAACTATTAGATTTGAAGAAAGCGCAATAATGCCATTTCATAAAAAAGCCCCCTGGCCCGAAGGCCAAGGGGCGAAGCAATCTAACGTAAAGGTGTGTAATATACCATAAAAGATACAAATTGCAACACGTTTATCATTATTTCGGTATTTACGCCTTTTCCCACTTGTCGAGGGTCTCCACGTACACGCCGGATATCTTCCCGCCGTCCATCGGCTCGATGTCTCCATACTTCGGGTTAAGCGGGTGTAGGACATAGTCCATCTTCCCAGTTTCCGGATTCTTCTTTCTGGCCAGTTTTTTGAGGGTAACACCGCGTTCGTCGTAATATTCCACGATCGTACCGGGTTTTGGTATGGGGGGAATAGTGTGCTTGCGCATAACCACAAGGGCGCCGTCTGCAATGATTGGCTCCATAGATTTTCCTTCCACACGCAACACGTATTCGTCTTTGCCCAGGGGGCGGTTTGCCTTGACGTGATAGGGGATAGTATCCCCCGGTTGTAGGCTCCCGGCGGCGATATTGCCAATGACAGCTAAGTTGTAGCTTTCCTCGGCTACTGAGGAGAAGGTCTCTACTGGGGTAAACTGCCTGTGGGCAGGTTCTCCTTTGGCCGCGTTTTTGTAATACTCCCGGGCAGTGACTTGGAGGATGTAGGAGACCATGTCTTCAAGCTTTTTGTGCATTTCGTCCGCCAGGGACCTGAGTTGTTTTTCAAAGTCAGGGGGAAGTTCAAATTCTATTTCTTCTTCTCCGTGCATCAGTTTTTCAATGAGTGAGAGCTTGGCGGGGGGTATCGGGCGAGCAGTTGTAATCCAATTATCAACTGTCCTTTTGCTGACCAGAGTTTTTTCAGCGAGCCACTCACGATTTTTCCCAATGGTTTTTAACCAATCTTTGATGTCTTTTGCATTGAGCATGTATGTATTTTGCACAAAGCGTGCAGAACGGCAACAAAAAAATATCGCATGATAGCACGATAAGCGTGTTTTTGTGTTGACCGAATTGCACATTTCGTGCTTGATTACACCATCAACAACACGCAAGACGCGAAATGATCATCAATCTGAAAAAAGAACCTAAAGAAGTGAGTGACTGGGTGAGAGAGGCAGAACGAGCCACAGGCTTGAGCGGTTCTGCTCTCGTCGTGGGAGCTCTTATAGATTTTTCCCGGAAGGCTAGGGAAAACAAGCAGCCCCGCCCGGCAAAGAATAAAAACCCCCAGCCCAAGAAGCCCGCGGCATGAATAGGCCTCTTACAAGAACAGACCTGATGATGCTCCGAGAAGAGAATCCGGAGACCTTTTATCAGTTAATGCCTGCAATGCGTATTCATGTATTGCCTGGCAAAGTGAGTAAGGTCGAAAGGGCCTCTGTAAGTTACGAGATCGTCACTAAGGAGGGCATCCCCTGTCCTGCAGATGACGCAGTAGGAACGCAGGTTTTTAACAAGTGGATCATAGACGTTAAGATGCGTATTGGGAGTTTTGTGAAGAGCCATGAGAAGTTTATAGTCATCGCTTTCCGGAGCTTTGAGGATGCGCTTTATTTTTTTTACTGCCGTTCTTTTGAGGTAGAACTTGCTCAAATGGGGGTTGAGGTATCTGCACCCCATTGTGAAGGAGGAAACAATGAGACAGGCAGTACTAAACAAAGCGATCAGGTCCAGCATGTACATGTTTTTTTGGCAGAATGCCGTGAGCTGGACGAATTGAGAAGGGCATGCAGTCGCGATGTGGAGAAGTACCCAGGTTACGCAGATGATGGCTGCGAGCTTTTTACTGCCGAGCAGTTTGAGAGCCTGCTGAATGAACGGGTGCCAATCCATGCACAAGAGTGTACCCGATAACCAGGAACCATTCAATTCTAACAATGATTATCGAATACGACACCGAAGACCGCTGCATCCGCGTGGACGACGTAGCCGTGAGCCACGCAGACGCTGAAAAGCTGATGGCGGAGCACGAAACCGCAGTGGCGGCCCTCGAAAACGCCCTGGTGCAGTACGAACGGGATCACGCCACGACGGACAACCCTGACGGACACCATGACTGACCTGGAACCCGAACTGATTGATGTGCTCAAGCTACTCGGCTGGCACGAACTGTAACCTAATGAAATACTATGACCTACCCTGAAACAGAATTTTACGACTGCAAGACTCTTGCTCTCCTGTACGATTCCGACCGGGATGTGATCAAGAAGACCGTCCATGAGTTGAAGGACAAGGGGCATGTGATTGAGGTCCTGTACTGGGGCAAGCAGGGCAAGATGAAGGTGCACGGCAAGCAGTTCCGAAGAGCGCTCCTGCGGGAATATGGAGAAGGAGGAATGAGCAAATGAAGGCGTTACTTCGAGCCTTGGCCATTGGTACATGCCGCCTGATTGCTGGCGGTGCCTGTGGTTTGCTCATTGCCGGTACAGCGTGGCTCATCGTGGAAATGGACAACAACGAACTACAGGCGGGGAAGAGTCCGCATTCCGGATTCACGCCCGACTGCCCGAAAGCTTTTGACGGCTTCGCAAAACCGTCCCGCCCCTCGAGGTTCGAGGAAAGCAATAACCAATAGAAAACCAATACAATGGATAATACCACCGAAGAAAAGAATACGCAGCCCTGGCCCTGCACGTCAGACGAAGCATGCTGCTGCGATCCAGTAGCCGAACAAGCACCCGTCACCGTGGATATGATTGAAGAAGCGTATAACCGCCTGGAAGAGCTTGTGAATCAGTGTAAGACCCCTGTCATTCTGCATATCAAGATTGAGAAGGGTGAAAGTGTGAACAGCAGGACTTCTACCTGCAAAGCTGTTACGAAAATGGCCGGCGCAAAAAGTACGGAATGGCTTGCGGCTCGTGGCTACTTGGAAGCCTCCGGAATTTGTTTCTCCGGCAATCCCGAAACTATTTCTTTGGGAGTGAAGCTTGCTTTTAAGGAAGCCCACAGGAGAGCTGGCTTAAATCCCATTGCAGACATGCTCGGAATCGCGGGCTGCGAATGCGAGGAATGCCAAGACTGATTCAGTTGGCCGGGGCCAGCGCCAACTGGTCCCCGGCCTGTTATCAATAACTAACCCAATAGAATACTAATAACGTGAATACGAATACAACAAACGAACTCACCAATCAAGCACCAGGCAATCCTTTTGCCGTTCAGGCTCCCGCCAGTGGCGGAGCCCTGGCTGCCATGACAAGCAATGCAGCCGTTACTTCCGTGCTGGCTTCCATTTGGATCGCCAAGCAGTTTCCGCGGGATTTAGCTGAAGTGACCTTGAGAATGAAACAGGCTTGTGCTCAACCGAAGTTGGCGCAATCCGCCACTTATTCCTATCCCCGCGGAAATACGACCGTGACGGGCCCTAGCATCCGCTTGGCGGAAGCGCTGATTGGCGCATGGGGCAATGCGGAAGCCGGATGGAAGGAAGTTGCCCGCCATTGGGACCCGAAGGGAGCAGATGGAAACGGCTGCAATGTGTCCGAATGTCTTGCCTATTGTTTTGACAAGGAGACCAATGTTCGCCGGGAAATTGCTTTCTCTGTACCTCATACCCGCGATAAGAATGAGACTGATTCCAAAGGGAAAAAGACTGGAAAAATGCTGCGTGTCGCCCTTGATAACGAACGGGATGTTTACGAACTGTGCGCCAATATGGCTTCTCGCCGCATCCGCGCCTGCATCTTGCAGGTACTTCCCGGCTGGTTGACTGATGAAGCGCTGGAAGCCGTAAAAAATACGCAGGAGAGTGGATTTAAGCGTGATAAGGCTGATATTCTCCGATCCCTGGAAGCTAATTTTTTAGCTTATGGAGTGACGCGCGCCCTGCTCGAAACCAAATTGGGGCACAAGCTTGAAGAAATGACCGTAAATGAATTGCGAGATTTAAGCAATATTTATAACGGCATTGTTGATGGTATGGTGCGGGTGAAGGAAGTGTTCCCGGATGACGACCAGCCCGCCAGGAAACCCGACCTGCCGAAGACTCCTGTATCTGCTCCCGCTCCCAAGGCGGCCCCCAAGACGACGCAGGCCCCGCCGCCTGTAACCGCTCCGGCGCCGGAAGACGGTATTCCCGGCCTGGATGTACCGGAGGATGCGCCCTCCTTTGGCACTTTTGAACATTAACCCCTGACTTACTGACCTTATGTTTGATACAGAGATCATCGAGGACGAACGGCAGGGGCTGCCCAGCGCCAGCGGGATGCAGAGGCTTTTCCTCTGCCCCGGAAGCTGGAATGCAGAAAGGAAGTGCCCGGTGGACGAAGAGAGCGATGATGCCGCCCTGGGAACCATGCTGCATGTCCACATGGAGCAAGGGACAATGCCGGAGGACCCGGAGGACGCCGAAGCCGTGGCTTGGTGCCGCGAGACGGAAATTTCCCTGTGTGAGAAGTACCTGGAAATGTCGGATTTCAGCAAGGATTTGTTGAGAGAACAGTTCATGCGCGAAGTGCGGTATTTTGAAAAGGATGGAATGTTTTCCGGGAAGCCTGATCTGGTAGTTTACTGGGGCCGCAGAGCGCTGGTGATTGATTACAAGTTTGGCCACCTGCCGGTGGCGGCTGCCGAGTGCAATTTGCAGTTGAGCGCCCTGGCCGTGCTGGTGGCAGATTCCAAGTGTGGCTACAGGTTGCCTGAATTTGAAATGATAGATGAGGTGTTTGTTTGCATTTTGCAGCCTTATGCGAGCCGGAAGGAACCTGCCGTGTGCCGGTACACTCGCGAGAGCGTGGAGCAGGCACGGGCGTTTTTCCAAACCTGCATCAAGCTGGCGCAGGACGAACACGCTCCGCTGAAACCCAGCGAGAAGGCTTGCCGGTATTGCCGGGCCCAGTCTTCCTGCCCGGCAGTGTCTCTGGCCCTGGTGAACGTCACGTCCGGGGATTTAACGGCTGCCTGGGAGCAGTGGACCCCCGAAAAGCGTCGGGAAGCTTATGACCTCGCCAAGCTGGCGAAGAAGTGGGCGGCTTCCGTGGAAGGTAAAGTGAAGGCGGATCTGAAAGCCGAAGTGGATATTCCCGGGCTGGTTCTGGCCCCCGGCAAGAAGGCGTTTACGATCACGGATGCCGCGGCGGCCTTTCAAATCCTCAACGGTTTGTTCCCCGATGGCATCACGGCACCGGCGTTCACGTCCTGCTGCAAGGTGGGGATTACCGACCTGGATAAGCTGGTGCATTCCGTGCGGAAGGCCGCGGATGCTGGCGCCAAGGTAGCCGAGTCCAAGGATTGGCTGCGGAAGACGCTTGCAGGGTGCGCAGAAGTGAAAGTCTCTGATGGCTCCGTGAAGGAGATAGGGGGAGGTGCGGCATGATGACCACGCTGACCATTACCTTGCCCCATACGCCGCGCTGCCTGTCGCCCAACGCCAAGGCCCCTCTCACGCAGAGGGGGGCCATTGTGGCCGGCTACAAGAAGACGTCTGCCAAGCGCCGCGCCCGAACAATGGCCGGTGCCGTGACGCAGGAAGCCCTGAAGGGCCACAAGATGCAGCCGACGCATTACCGGGTGATCTGGTACTTCAAGGGCAACAAGCCGGACGCGGACAACTGCCTTGCCCGCTGCAAAGCGTACCTGGACGGAGCCTGCAAGGCCATGGGGATTGACGACAGGACGCTGGATTGTGCGGGGATTGACCGTGTGCATGACTTGGCGAAGGCAGGGCAGGTAAAAATTGTGTTTGAAAGGAGGTTCCCATTCAAAAAAATCGTGTGCAAACTGTGAAATGAACGAAGGTGATTATTTTTGCTACACCCACGGAATCATAAGCGATCTAAAAAACTGCTGTCGTGATTGGACCCCTACCAAGGAGGAAGAAAATGACGCCTGAGCAGAAAGCCTGGTTTGAGTATGGGCGCTCCCGCGGCTGGCTTAAAGCCCACAGAAGCAAAAAGTATTTCGCGGATGTGCCCGATATGGGGCTTTCCTTTTGGCATATGCAACGCAACATGTGCGGATTAAATGCACTTATCCGCGACACATGGCGGAAGCGGGCCGCGTGCAGGGCGTGGATGTCTTTAAAGGAGCGAAATTGCAAAAATTGCATGCACCTTCATCGCGACATGAAATCTGGTTCCCCTTGTTTTTGTTGCACAGGTATTGACGACGAAATTCCCAATAACTGGGAGCCGAGAAAGGAGGGAGAATGAACACGTTTAACACTCCAAAAACCGAGAAAACCACGAACGTCTGGCTCACTCCGCGCTACGTATTGGATCTGCTGGGGCATTTTGATGTGGACCCCTGCGCCGCTACTGTGCGCCCGTGGGATTGTGCCCGTGTTAACTACACCGTGGAGGATAACGGCCTTCTGATGCCATGGGAGGGGCGCGTATGGCTTAACCCTCCTTATGGGAATGAAGCAGAAGCGTTCATGGAGCGCATGAGTATGCACCAGGGCGGAGGGCTGGCGCTCATTTTCATGAGGTCGGACACGCGCTGGTTTCAGCGGTGTGTGTTGCACCGTGCCCGGTATCTGTTCCTCTGGAAAGGCCGCATCCGCTTTTGCCGCCCGGACGGAGAAACGCCCGGCAACCAGCCCAACGCTCCGAGTTGCCTTGTGGCGTGGGATAACCAAGAAGCGCCCCTGTTGTACACATTGCAGAATCAGGGGCATGGAAAGGTGGCTGTATTATGAACACTAGAGCACCACGGAAAAGGGCTCTGGCCCGATACCTTGGAGGCAAGAACAGAATCGCCCCCTGGATTATCAGCTTTTTCCCGCCTCACAAAATCTATGTTGAACCGTTCGGAGGTTCCGGGGCTGTGTTGCTTAACAAGCAGCCTGCATGGATGGAGGTCTATAACGACCTTTATGACCGGGTGGTGAACTTCTTCGAGGTTTTGCGCGATACGGAAAAATCCGCGCGGCTGGCCAGTCTGTTGGAATTGACGCCATACGCACAAGAAGCCTATGCCAGGTCATTTGAAATCGCGGAAGATCCAGTCGAAGATGCTCTCCGCTTTGCCGTCAACTCCATGATGTCCTACGGCGGAGGTATTCACAAGCCGGGGTTCAAACGTAATGGTCTATTGAGAACAACACCCTACCCGCAGACATGGCGGGAATATCCGGCCGTAGTGCGAGAATGTGCGGCCGAACTCCGGAACCGGAATATCGAGATCAACAACATGGATGCTCTGCAGGTCATGTCCCGGTACGATACGCCGGATACACTGCATTACGTGGATCCTCCCTATGTGCAATCTACCCTCGGCAACCGCGTGAGGTACGCGCATGAGTACGACCAAGAGGACCATGAACGGCTTCTTGTTTTCCTCCAGACCTTGAAAGGCAAGGTTGTCCTATCCGGCTACGATTCCGAGCTTTATTCCGCCTATCTGGACGGCTGGCGGAAAGAATGCAAGGTCTCCCACGACACACAGGGCGGCAAGAAGATTGAATGCCTGTGGCTCAACTACAACCCCCAACTGACGCTTTTTTGATATGGCAACATCACGCATGATACGAGAAGGGTTTCTCGATTCGGAAAAGGTAGCGGCTTTGTCGTGGCGAACCGAGTGTTTCTTCCATCGGCTTTTGCTGGTGGCGGATGACTACGGCCTGTTTGACGCTCGACCAACGGTATTGAGGACTCGCTTATTTCCCCTGCACCTTGACAAAGTCAGTAACCAGGACATTCAAGACTGCCTCCATGAAACGGAGGAAGCCGGGCTTGTAAGGGCATACTGTGTCGGGGGCAAGGATTATGTGCAGATCATCAATTTCGGGCAGCGCAGACAGAGTAAGCCCAAGTTCCCGCTTCCTGACGGTGATTCACCGTGTAATACAGTGAGTCACGGTAGTTCACGGGAATCCACGGTGAATAACGGTGAGTCACGGAAATCCACCGCTTATACGGAGACGGAGACGAAGACGTATACGGAGTCGGAGCCGTGCTCTGTAAACAGGGGTGTAGAACAGTTCCCACGGAGTGCGGAGGAAGTGCGGCTTTTCATGGCGGCCCAGCTTATGACTCCCAAGGGAGACGAACTGAAACGGTGCGCAGAGTCGTTTTTTGATGATTTCAGCGCCCGTGGCTGGCGGGACAGCAAGGGGATTCCTCTTGCCGATTGGAAGCCGGCGGCCCGCAAGTATGCCCGCTCCTGGGCAACCAATAATGTGCAGCATGGGCGGCAACAAGGTCCATCTGGACGGAAGGACGCCAACGCAGGAAGGAGATACGAATGATGGATGATATTCAACACTTGGCTGGGCAAGTTGCCCTTGCGCCATCTCAAAACGGGATTGTCCGCAATTACAAGCCTGTACGGTACGATATGGGCGGCTTTGACGAGCGAGTGCACCCAGAGGTTCAAGCCATGCACCGCGAGGCACAGTGGTTCATCAACGACGTGGTGAACAAGGTTCGTCCGCGCCGCTGGCTTTCCCTGTTGGGGGCTTCCGGGGTGGGCAAGACGCATCTGGCGGAGTCCGTGAGGACTGCATTGGTCAAAGAGCGCCCCACGATTCCAATCCAGCTTTGGAAGTGGCAAAAGGTGGTTTCCATGCTTCGTTCCGGGGACTGGGCATTCGTGGAGTATCTGGTCAAAGAGGTGTACGTGCTGATTCTGGACGACATCGGAGCTGAGAACACCACGCCTTCCATTCTGTCCGCGCTGAACCGTGTTGTTGACGGACGGCTCGGGAAATGGACGATGCTCACCTCCAACCTGCTGCCGAAACATATCGGGGAACATTTGGATGCCCGTATCGCCTCCCGCCTGTACCGGGGCGAAAACGTGGTATGCAGGGTCGAGGACGCGCCGGACTACTGCTTTGAACGCTACATGAGAAGGGAGGGAGAATGAACGAGTCGTCAGTCAGAAAAGACCTGTTGCGGAACATTGTCCGCCAGAGGGTGCGGCC